CGCGGCAGAGGCGGCCACTAGCCCCCAGGGGGTGGTCAAATCTCTATAACCGCGCCGTTACTGGACCGGGGAGGGGGCGCACGCACAAAAACGTCGGTTCAAACGGGGTATTAAAGAATGGGGGCGAGAGCAGATGGCGCGTGACGGAACAAATCGTGGAGGACGGCGCATCCGCGCGGGAGATAAGCCCGAACCACTCGCAGATAAGATTGCGGGCGGGCGCACGGCGCACATCATGGAGTTCCCCATGACGGAACTGGACGGTACAGACCTTGTGGATGCCGCCGACCTCTACGGCGAGGAGATGCCAACGCCGAGCGAGTTCTTGTCTGCGCGACAGCGGAACGGAAAGCCGCTCGGTGCGGATGAGATTTTCCGCGAAACGTGGCTGTGGCTGAAAGAGCGCGGCTGTGAGCGACTCGTGAATCCGCGTCTCATCGAAAGCTACGCGCAGGCATTTGCCCGCTTCATCCAGTGTGAGGAGGCGATGAGTCAATACGGGCTCATTGGCAAGCATCCGACGACAGGCGGGGCGATTGCAAGCCCCTTCGTCCAGATGGGACAGGCATTCCAGAAGCAGTCCAATCTGCTCTGGTATGAGATTTTCGACATCGTAAAGCAGAACTGCACAACTACATTCGTCGGCTCTCCACAAGAGGATCGGATGGAGCGGTTGCTGCGCTCGAGGAAGTAAGGGGGAAGTCATTTGAACAAAACAACATCGAAGATGCAGCTCGTTCCGATCAGCAAGCTCGTTCCGTATGCCAACAATGCACGGACACACTCGCCGGAGCAGATCAACAAGCTGCGCGGGAGCCTGAGGGAGTTCGGATTCGTCAGTCCTGTCATCATCGACAAGGATTACGGCATTCTTGCAGGACACGGGCGTGTTGCGGCGGCACGGGCAGAGGGCATGGAAAGTGTACCGTGTGTCTTTGTCGATCATCTGACGGAGGCGCAGAAGAAAGCGTATATCCTCGCAGACAACCGTTTCGCACTCGACGCAGGATGGGATGAGGAGATGCTGCGTGTTGAGATGGAAGCGTTGCAGGGCATGGACTTCGATGTATCTCTTACAGGCTTCGACGAAGCCGAAATCGCAGACCTGCTCTCACTGGATGATGGGGAGGCGCAGGAAGACGACTTCGACGTGGACGCAGAACTGCAAAAGCCTTGTGTCGCTCGGTCGGGCGATGTATGGCATCTCGGCAAGCACCGTGTCATCTGCGGCGATTCCACTCTGTCGGAGACATACGAGCGTCTGCTTGGCAGTGAGAAGGTCAACCTCGTCTGCACGGACCCGCCATATTTTGTGGCTCTGGAAAGTTCCTCCGGGAAAATCAAGAACGACGATCTGAATGACAAGGATGCCTACGAGTTCCTGAAATCTGCCTTTACCGCCTTCCACTCGGCGATGGCGACGGACGCTTCCATCTATGTTTTCTACGCAACAGCAAAAGCCCGCATCTTTCATGACGCTTATGAGGATGCGGGCTTTAAAGTTGGCGCAGGTCTGGTGTGGAAGAAAGACCGCCTCGTGCTCACACGGACGGATTGGAAGTACATCCACGAGCCGATTATCTGGGGATGGCGCAAAGACGGACGGCACAGATGGTACGGCGATCAGAAGCAGACTACGGTGTTCTCTTTTGATCGTATCAAGGACTCGAAGAAGGATGGCTGCGGACATCCATCCTCGAAGCCCGTGCCGCTCATCGCGTACCTTGTCAAACAGTGTACGCAGACGAATGGTATCGTTCTAGACGGATTCCTTGGCTCTGCCTCAACGCTTATCGCCTGTGAGCAGTTGGGACGCATCTGCTACGGCGTGGAGCTTGAGCCGAAGTTCGTGGATGTCGCCGTCGAGCGGTACATCCAGAGTAAGGATGACAATACCGAAGATGTGTTTTTGGAACGTGATGGTGAGCGCATTCCGTATGCGGACGTTCCGAGAGTAGAGGAGGTAGCACAATGAAAGTTTTTCTAAACGCAGGTCATGCCCCGAACGGGAATCCCGACCCCGGCGCGTGCGGCTTTGGACTGCGGGAATGCGATGTGGCAAAGAACGTCGCTGATCTTGTTGTGGGCTACCTTACTGCCGCAGGTGTCGAGGTGGTCGGCTGTCTCCAATCCGACAGTCTGCATGAAGTAGTCTCGGCTTCCAACTCTGCGGATGCCGATGTGTTTATCTCCATCCACTGTAATGCCTGTAACGGTGTAGCACAGGGGACGGAGGTCTGGCACTACTACGGCAGCGGCGAGGGGGAGAAACTGGCACAGTGCATCCAGAATCAGATTGTGGATGCGCTCGCAACTGTGGATCGCGGAGTGAAGGGAGCAAAGCCCGGTGTCAACGGTCTGTACGTTCTGAGCAACACCGATGCGGTCGCTGTGCTCGTGGAACTTGCGTTTATCGACCATGCGAACGATGCGCAGCTTCTTGGGACGCAGCAGGATGAATTTGCCCGCGCCATTGCGCGTGGGGTAACGGACTATGAAGGAGCGTGTTAAAGATGAAACTGGAACACATTCAAAACGAACTGAAAAATCATGTGGGGGACTTTGTACGGACGGAGGCAAAGGAAGCGACCGTTCTATGGCTTCATGAGAAGGGGCTTCCTGCCGCTCGTGAGGTGTCGGCGGCATATACGGCGGCACTGAAGGAGAGCGCGGAGAAGGAGACGGGATGGTGCAGATTCCGCGACCGCATCTTCCTGCCGCTTGTCATTGACGGGGCAATCTGGATGACGGGCAAGATGCTTGAGCGCATGACCGCGCCCCATACCGTGAAATGATGACGCTCGGAAGTTTGTTTTCTGGCTCAGGTGGCTTTGAAGTCGGTGCTGTTCTTGCGGGGATAGAACCGAAGTGGGCATCGGAGGTTGAGCCGTTCCCGATTCGCGTCACTACGAAGCGGCTTCCATCCGTCAAACATCTTGGAGACATCCATCGGATTCACGGCGATGAGATCGAGCCCGTGGACATCATCACCTTCGGATCGCCCTGCACGAATCTCAGCATCGCAGGACGGAGGGAAGGGCTGCATGGGCAGGAGTCCATATTGTTCTTTGAGGCAATTCGTATCGTGTGGGAAATGAGGTGTGCAACACATGGAAAATATCCGAGATTCATCGTCTGGGAGAATGTCGCGGGCGCGTTCTCGAGTTCCGGGGGACGGGACTTCCAATCCGTCCTCACAGAGATTGTCCGCATCAAAGAGCCGGAAGCGCCCGAGGTGCCTTTGCCTGAAAAAGGCGGATGGGCATACGCAGACATTCTCATGGGAGACGGATGGAGCATTGCGTACCGCCTCATGGACGCACAGGGCTGGGGAGTTCCACAGCGTCGGCGCAGAATCTACCTTGTCGCAGATTTTGCAGGATCGAGTGCCGGACAAATACTATTTGACACCGAAAGCGTGCATTGGGATCTTGCGCCGTGCTTCGCTTCGTGGCAAGGCACTGCCAGAGAGTTTGCGGATGGCACTCATACGTCAGGCGGGCGGGTAAGCGCAGGTTTCTGTACCGAGCATTCTGCACATAGTCGAAGTATCGGCTATGCGGAGGAGAAGTCTCCGACGCTGCGTGCCGAAACCGTTCCCGCCGTATTCGAGTCACACGGCTCGGATGCGCGGTACAACGGTCCTCTGAAAATCTGTCCGACCGTGCTCCGCCACTATGGAACGGGCGGCAACAATCAGCCGCTTGTATTGAAGGACGTACAGGCATACGGAATCTCGTCATTCCAGTCCAACGCCATGAAATCCGACAATCCGCGCTCCGGCATCTATGAGACGGAGACGGCACGGACAGTAGATAAGAATGGTGGAAATCCCTCGTGTTGTCAGGGCGGCGTTGCCGTTGTTTCCATCCAAGGCTCGATGATCGGGCGACAGGAGAAGAACGGGCCGCAGGGAAGTGGCATCGCAGAGAATGTGAGCTTCACGCTCAATACTGCCGATCGTCATGCTGTCTATGCCATGACCACAGGCTGCCACTCTCATTTTGCAAAGGAGAAATGCCCGACGCTGATGGCGCGGGACTTCAAAGACCCGATGGTCGTGAATCAGCCCGTCTATGCCGTGCGTCGACTGACACCGACCGAGTGCGGACGTTTGCAGGGGTTTCCCGACGGATGGTGTGCGGAGCTTGGGACAGAAGAGCCAACTGAGGAAGAGATGATGTTCTGGCGTGAGGTCTTTGAGACGCACCGAAAAATCACGGGCGGGAAGAAACCCAAGACTGATACGCAGATTCGCAGATGGCTGAGGAATCCGCACTCTGATGCAGCAGAGTACAAGATGTGGGGAAATGGTGTCGCACTTCCTTGTGTGTTCTACGTCCTTACAGGAATTGCACATTTCGGTGATTCGGTGTATACAACACAATCCGCTTGCTAATTCTTCCAACACGAGTGATGAATGTAATGACCAAAGTTCATAAAGGAGGAAAACACCATGAAGGTCAATTACAACATCCAAAAGGAAGAGCGTAAGGCGATGGTCGCGGCGGTCAGCAAGGTACTCGGCGAAAAGCCCGCCTATTGCGGCGCACCGAGCTTTTCCTACAAGGTCGGCACATTCGAGATCACGAAGGACGGCAGCCTTTGCTTCGACGATGCCACCGACGAAGCGATGGTGGCGCGTGTGCGCACGGCACTGCGCGAGGCGGGCTTCACGTCCGAGGACGGGGAGAACGAGGCTTCCTGCGCGGACACAGGTGCAGATGATCCGATCCAGACGGGGGCGTCAGTGGAAGAGCCTACCGCAGTTGATGCGGCAGAGATCGAGTCGAGCCGGACGGAAACAGCTCCGGATGAGCCGACCATAGTAGAAACGGAAGCAGACGAGCAGATTCAGATGGAAACACCTAAAGAAGCATCTCCTGCAGAGGAGACAGAGACAGAACCCGATGAGGACAGCCTTTCCATCAGCCTTTCGCGCAGCCTTTTCACCGAAACGGCACTGCAGAATCTCGATGCACTTCTTCTGAGCAAGGGACGGCTGATCCGGCACGCTTTCGACATCCGAGAAGCGACCTACACGCTGACGGATGACCGCATTACTTTCGCGTGGCTGCACGGGACGATCACCGACGAGACGGCAAAAGCGTATGCTGAGTTCATCAGCATGCTCTGCCTGATGGCACGGACGCAGAAGCGCGTCACGGCAAAGGAGAAGATTGTGGACAACGAGAAATACGCTTTCCGCTGCTTCCTCCTGCGCCTTGGCATGATCGGGAGTGCCTACAAAGAGTCGCGCAAGATTCTCCTGCAGAACCTCATCGGCAGCAGCGCGTTCAAGAGCGGACATCGGAAGGAGGCTGGGGATCATGCGGTTTCCGAGTAAGGAACAGATCGCCGCGCTCCAAGAGCGATATCCGAGCGGGACGAGAGTGGAACTCCTCGGAATGGACGATCCGCAAGCCCCACCGATGGGAACACGGGGCGAGGTCATGGGCGTTGATGATGCGGGACAGCTTCTCGTCCGATGGGAGACAGGCTCCTCACTGAGTCTGATCCCCGGTGTGGATTCCTTCCGCATCGTGCAGAAAGGCGGCAGGTCATGAACGAGAAAGTTTTCGCACAAATCATGGACATCCGCGATTCGGGGCGGGTGAATATGTTCGATGTTCCCGGTGTTCAGCGCATGGCATTTGAGATGGGATTTTACGAGCTGGTCTGCTTCATCGAGGAAGACCGTGCGGCGTATGTGCGGTTTATACTCACGGGTGAAAAATAGCCGACGATTCTAGCGATTCTGCACAGCCTTTCGGGGCTGTGTTTCTCTCGAAATATAAGTGTGGTTTATCCGAAATAGAGCTTGCTATATTCTTCGTTTAGAGGCATATATGTACATGACCGAAGGGAACAACCTACACACAGAAAGCGAGGAACACAAAATGAAGAACGCAGAAGAAAGATGGCCGAAGACCACCACGATGGAGCACCTCGATGAGATGCGGTTCGGGACGAGCGGCGCGATCCTGCGCTACGGCGAGCAGGTCCTTGTTGTCGGGATGGAATGCTGGGGCTTCCACGCAGCCATCTACGAGATGGTCGAAACGCCGGAGGAGACGGGCTTTGCGGACATCGAATGCCGCCTGAACCTCGTCGAAACCGCCACGGAGCTTTTCGAGGACGGCGGGCACGCGATGGCATGGTGCATGAAGCGCATCTAAGCCGCGCCAAATAAAAAACAGCCCTTCGGGGCTGCTTCTCGTATTGCCGCTATTGAGCGGCTTTTTTGATGGGGGTGATTGCTTGCGGAAACTGACGGACTACACACCGACGGAGTTCATGGCAGAGGACGCGCACTATGACAAAGCCGCTGCGGATTATGCCGTGGGATTTATTGAGTGCCTGTGCCATACGAAGGGGACGTGGGCAGGGAAGCCTTTCGAGCTGATCGACTGGCAGGAGCGCATTATCCGAGACATTTTCGGCATCTTGAAGTCGAACGGCTATCGGCAGTTCAACACGGCGTATGTGGAGATTCCCAAGAAACAGGGAAAACAGCTGGCTCTCGATACGAAAATCCCTACCCCGAGTGGATTTACCACGATGGGTGATATTCGCGTGGGAGATACCGTTTTTGATGAAAACGGACAGCCTTGCCGTGTTGTCGCCAAGAGTGATGTGGATGATACAGAGCAAGCCTATCGGCTGACCTTCCGTGACGGTTCTTCCATTGTGGCAGGGGAGCGACATCTCTGGAATGTGGATTACATCATCGGAGAGCTGCGATCCGTGCTTTGGACAACGGGTGAAATCTACCGTCGGACGATGGAATATCGCGAGCAATATAGGGGGAATGCAAAAGATGTGTATCGCTCCATCATCCGTATCCCTGCGGCAAAGACGCTGCAGATCGAGGGAAGGAACCTACCCGTTGCTCGCTCCTGTTTTCATTATCTGGCAGATATTGAGCCGCTCAAAGAACGTGTCCCCATGCAGTGCATCCAAGTGGACAGCAGAAGCCATTGTTATCTGGTAGGGGAATCCTTCGTGCCGACACACAACAGTGAACTCGCTGCCGCCGTTGCACTGCTTCTCTGCTGCGGCGATGGGGAGGAGCGAGCCGAGGTTTACGGCTGCGCCGCTGACCGTCAACAGGCGAGCATCGTATTCGAGGTCGCAGCAGATATGGTGCGGATGTGTCCCGCACTCAGCAAGCGAGTGAAGATCCTTGCCTCCCAGAAGCGCATGGTGTATCTGCCGACGAACAGCTTCTATCAGGTGCTTTCGGCAGAGGCGTATTCAAAGCATGGCTTCAATATTCATGGCGTTGTGTTTGATGAGCTGCACACGCAGCCGAATCGCAAGCTCTTTGATGTTATGACGAAAGGCTCCGGCGATGCGCGAATGCAGCCGCTTTACTTCCTCATTACGACAGCGGGGACAGATACACAGTCCATCTGCTACGAGACACATCAGAAAGCAGTGGATATTCTAGAGGGGCGAAAGATCGACCCGACCTTCTATCCTGTCATTTACGGAGCGAAGGAGGATGAGGACTGGACAGACCCGGAGGTCTGGAAACGATCGAATCCGTCGCTCGGGATTACAGTCGGCATCGACAAGGTACAGGCAGCCTGTGACTCTGCACGGCAGAATCCCGCCGAGGAGAACAGCTTCCGTCAGTTGAGGCTGAATCAATGGGTGAAGCAGTCCGTGCGGTGGATGCCAATGGACAAGTGGGATGCGTGTGCTATGCCTGTGGATGCAGAGTCCTTGGAGGGGCGCGTCTGCTACGGCGGGCTTGACCTTTCCTCCACGATGGATATTACGGCATTTGTGCTCGTATTCCCGCCAACCGAGGAAGATGAGCCGTTTGCCGTGCTTCCGTACTTCTGGATTCCCGAGGAGAACATCGACCTGCGCGTGCGGCGTGACCATGTTCCGTATGACGTGTGGGAGAGACAGGGATTTCTTATGACCACCGAGGGGAATGTTGTGCATTACGGATTCATCGAGATGTTCATCGAGAAACTGGGTGAGAAGTACAATATCCGCGAGATTGCCTTCGACCGATGGGGCGCGGTGCAGATGGTGCAGAACCTTGAGGGCATGGGATTCACCGTTGTTCCATTCGGGCAGGGCTTCAAGGATATGAGTCCGCCGACCAAGGAGCTGATGAAGCTGACTCTGGAAAAGAAAAT